ATCGATGTCGACATATATCCTCCATTGTTGATATAATACCCCAGATCGATCATAATGTCGATCCAGGAGAACCATGCCGGTTATAATTGATGGATTTGTAAAAGTTCCAAGCAAAAAAAACAGGATGAAAGTCGGGCGCGGGCGTGTATACAAAGACAGCGAGATCAAGAACTTCGAACAATACCTAAGACTGATAGCAATTAAGGCAATGCGTGAGCAAAACATAGCACTATTCAAAACGCCTGTATCTATGAATTTAATTGTTACGAATGGTGATAGACGTCGGCGCGATCTACAAAACGCTTTCGGGGCTATATGTGACGCCCTTAATGGTGTAGTATATAAAGACGATTATCTAATTAATCAAATAATCGCCTCCAAGCGTTACAAAAAGGGTGAATGGTCATTCAGAATTATTATTGCTGAGATGTAAACATTTACAACATTTCCAACTATCATCAACAAAGTATTTCCAACCGAAAAAGTTCTGTCCGTAATCAATCATATCAAGATAAATAAATTCCGGGATCGGGCCTTTTGGATAATGTATTTCAAAGATTTTTACATCACCACATAGACACTCGATTTTAAATTGTATCAGCATAATCATGATCGTCGATCGTTGGAAAGCCTTGAAAAGTTGCTTTGTAGTCTTTATCTAATTCTAAATAACATTCGACTTCAGTTTTTCCAGCGCGGATCATACTAGTCAATTTATGAATACAGTAACCAACCATATTGGCGGTATCCATCAAGTCAAGTATAGTTTCATTATCTATTTTTATATCCATTTCATTCTCCGTTGTTGTTGCCCCTTTCGGGGCTGTTGTTATCTATGCTGAAAAATTTATATAATTTTGAATGTTTTCGAAACTATCAAAATACATTCCATCGTATGAAAAGATTTTGTATGATTCCATTTCTGCACCATCAAAATGTTTTCCTGTAATTGAATAAGTATCTGATCCTTTGTCATATTGAACAATGATTGATAATTGATCTTTCATAAAAGCACCTTTTTGTTTTCTGCCAAAATGCTTGAAAAATACTGTGTTAGTTTCATCTGAAAACATACCTGTCGCAGATTTATATTTTTTTCCTTTGTATGTTAAAGTTGACGGGGCGAGTGAGTGGTATTGTCTGTTTGTTTGTTTATTGATGTTGTTCATTTTTTTCTCCGTTGTTGTTTATATATTCATTATATATTAATTATGCGCATAAGCAAGGTATATTATATTTATTTTTGATTTATTTTTAATCTTTCTGTATAATGCCCATAAATAGGGGATCATATGTGCAAGAAAAAAAAGCTTACATTATTAAATAAAATAGAAATCTTGATCCTTGTTGCGCTCATTGGGATAATTTTTGTTATGTTATCATTATGATAGTTATTGATCTGGAGCGTAAGATGATTACAAACTATGTAATTGCGTGTTTGGTTTCTTTAATAGTTGGCGGCGCGGCCGGGGCTATTACTGTAATAAAAGTTAAAAAAGAAGAAGAGCCACAAATCATTGTTGATACAACTAGCCAGGAACAGCAAGAGATCATAAAACAACTAACAGACATCGATTTATTAGCTGAACCATGCTCAAAAGATTTTATCGAGGCAAATGATGACACGTTATGCCGATCGATGTTTTGTTTAATGATGACTCGAGGCATAGACAGCCAGACAAGCGGCTCTCAATGCGAGGAAATCAGCAACCTAGCAAACACTAAGGCAATGCGCGAGGATTGCTTGCAAGACCCTCAGACGGCTGAAGAATGTTACAGATTGTATCTACAAAGAAAATAATCCTTTACAATGATATTAATTTGATATATTGAGACTAGGGAGATTCAATGCTCAAGAAAAGTTATACTGTTGTCAAAAAGAAGGGACGCCAAGTAAAGAATAAAATTTCTTTCATTGCGTCAACAGAAAATCAAGATCGTTATGGGGACGTCGTCAATCAAAACGGCTGGACATTAGCGGCATATGATCGAAATCCCGTTGTTCTTTTTAATCATCAAGCCAATATGTTACCTATCGGAAAAGGTTTTGTCCGTGTGAAAGATGGACAACTATTAATTGATGTTGAATTCGATCAAGACGATGAATTAGCTAGAAAAATTGAAAAAAAAGCGCGCGGCGGTTTTCTTAACGCTGTTAGTGTAGGATTCAACCCGATCGAGGCTATAAACAGATCAGAACTACCAAAGGATCATCCGGCATACACAACAAAGGGCGGTCAATTTTTTAATAAATCAGAACTGTTGGAGGTTTCGATAGTTACTATCCCGGCCAATAGTGAGGCAACAAGTATGAGCTATGATAAAATAAATTTAAGAAAAATGATTAAATCAATGATAGTCGAAGAAGTAAGAGCGGCGATAAAAGTTGAAGCGCCTAACGGATTTCACTGGATGGATTATAAAGATGGTCCAGTATTAATGGAAGGCGACAACATTGATCATGAAGGCGCTAGTAGTAGTTTTGAATTTGACGTCATTGAAGAACATGATCCTGACATGCTAAGATCTGATATGGAAGAGGACAAAGGTCATTACGACAAAGAAGAAGAAAGTTCCGAAGATGAAAAATCAATGACAGAGGACAAAGAAAAAGACGAAGAAAACAAAGATCATTATGACGAAGACGAAGACGACAAAAAAGACAAAGGTTTTTTAACAGACAGCGAGAGGGATCTTCTTCGCTATATACTACAATCATAGGAGGCAACATGCCAAACCAAAAGCAAGATAGAGCGATGGTTGATGAGGCGAAGAAAATTCTTTCTGACATCGTCAGCCACCAAAAGCATAACACTGATCGACTAAGTCAATTTGACAAGCAGGTTGATGAGCTTAAGCGCGCTCAAAGACTTCTCGAGGAATCAGTTTATCGAGGCGGAAACGAAACATTGAATGATGATTCAGCATTAAAATCATTTATTCGCAAAGATGGATCTGTCCAATGGACTACTGAAAAAGGATATGTTGATACCAAAAACGGCCGTCAGCCCGTAGAAAATAAAGGATTGCTCGACGCTGAAGTACCAGCAAACGATTGGCATGCTGAATTGATTAAAATCAATACAGAACGAAATATGGCCCGTTTGTTAATGCGTGATGGATTCACTCCAAAGCTTGATGCTAAATTGCAAAAGCACATTAATCAAGCTCCAAGAAACATCAGAGCAGCGATCGAGAAAGCAGCTTATGACGCCGCTAGCGTCGGGGGTGATTGGGTTCCAGATCAATTCAGCGCTCAACTCTACGAAGCTTATGAGACAGCTCGAACAGTTCGATCTTTGTTTGCAGAAACTCCAATGGATCGTAATGTACTTTTGGTGCCAAGACTGGATCGCGGCGGGCGTCCTTTTCTAAAAGGCCAGGTAACCTCGGACTCTCCGGCTAAATACACCGCTTCAACTATCGCTACTAGCCAAAAGCAAATCACCGCTCAAGGGCTAGCAACTCGATACGTGATCGACGATGCACTCGCCGAAGATAGCGCGATCGCTTTGATCCCAACTTTACAACGACAAATCGCTGAAGATTTGGCTGCTGCTGTCGAAGATGCGATCATCAATGGTGATACTGCTGCATCGCATCAAGATGACATTGCAAATTGGAACATCCGCGAGCGTTGGGGAGCTTCCGGCCTAGGCGGATCAGCGGATCACCGTAGAGCGTGGATCGGGCTTCGTGCTGCTGCGAAAGATAGACTTTCAGAGGGTGCTATTTCTCCAGCATTTGATAAGGTTGATATACTTGAGGCCATGGCTAGACTTGGAGAACTCAATAGCTCAAATAAAGTGATCATTACATCACCTGAAGCAATTGTTTCATCATTCCTAGGATTGACTGAAGTTCTGACACTTGATAAGTTCGGCCCGGCTGCGACTATTCTCCCAGGTGGCGGACAAATCGCGGCGATCTTCGGGATGCCGATTGTCATGTCTCGTTATATGGGTGCAGATTTAAATGCTTCAGGTCTTTTTGACAATATAACAAAAACAAAAACAGGAATGTTGATTGTAGCTCGTGACTCTTGGCAAATGTTCGGACGTCGAGGCGTTGTTGTTGAACAAGACAAAGACATCACTGCAGGAGCCATTAACCTTGTCGCTACTGAGCGCGTAACTTTCAACACTCTCGATGCAGACGCTACTAAAAACGTTAGCTATGCATTCGACATGAGCATATAGGAGATATAAAATGTTATCTACATTAACAATACATGCAGACGTAAACAATAGCGCAAAGCTTCGATATGTATCTTTACTTGAGCGTATGAAATTAGAGGCTGTAACATTTATAGCGAATGGCGCTGTAACAGCGCACGCCGCGAACGGTGTTGAATTAAAAGTTTTTGGAAATGACGGCGCGACCGCTGCTTTTGAATACTCAAGTTTATCAAGTAAAGACGGCACTATCGCAGATGCAACAGTGAAAGAAATGCTTGATCAGGGAAAAGCTGATAAGGTTGTTTTTCCGGCTGATACTGCATGCAAGATTTCGATCGATGGATCTTTGGGTGCGGGCGTTACTGCTGATATAGTTGTTTGTCTACATTTTTCAAAAGCTCGATTAACATAATCAGGCTGTAAAATGAGCTTGGTATCTGTCGCAACGTTAAAAACGTATCTTCCTGAGATCTCCGGTACTGCGGCAGATGCCGAGCTTTCGTCTTTATTAAATAGAATAGAAGCAAGCGTCAGCCAGTTTCTAGGATTTCCAAGCATCGCTCTCGATAGCGGTGCTTTAACATTTAGACTATCTAGTCAAACATATACACTACATATTGATAGTCCAATGTATGACGATTTAAGCGTTTTACAGTTGCCGATCAGGCCAATCATATCAATAACCTCAGTACATAGCGATCCCAATCTCGTATATGGCGCTGACACAGAGATTGAATCTAGTGAGTATATATTAGATAAAAAATTAGGGCGATTAATACTAAAGCCAAACACCGCGACAATCGGCTTCAGTACAGCATTTCGAGCCAATAAAGTTGTTTGTACGGCTGGATTTTTATCTGCTGAGAATACACTTGAGCATGCTATTTGTGTCTATGCTAGTCAAATGCACCGAAACAAAAGCGCCCAAGGAAAAGAAAGTAGTTCACAACGGGGATCAACTATCAAATACTCACCTAAGAGCATTCCCCATGAGGTGAAAGAACTACTCTACCCATTGAGATCCTCGAATATGGTCATGTGAGGCACACATGAAACAGATTACAATCGAGGAATTCAGACAAAATTTACGTGAGTCTAAAAGTTTATTGCTTAAGAACTTACGCAAAAAAATGATCGTTATCAGTGCGCAAATGGAGCACAAATTAAAAAATGAACCATCATTTAGACGGTGGAAAAACGACACAGGACGCCTCGCTCAGTCTATTGCTGGACAATATGCCATAGTTAGCGGAAAGCCTTCTATATTGCTACAAGCGGGCGGGCAAATGGGTGGAGTTGATGTGAACTATGCCGGTGTTTTAGAATTTGGAAGCCCAGCACAAACGATCAAAGTAAAACAACACACAGTGAGAAAGCATAAAGTGCGAGGACCAAAAGGAACCTCTACACGCGGCCCATATTCCCGCGGCCCGTATAGCTATGATCGGCAACAAATAAAAGGACGATTTTATTTACGCCGGACAGTTGAATGGGGAACACAACAATTCCCAAAAGATTTGAGACAAGTTTTAACTTTTGCTCTTGCAGGGAAAAATATCAATGCCTGATAGTAGAGTATATACAATATTAGAAACGATGAGACGTAGAGTTGAGGGTGATTTTACTTTAAAAACTAGCGGCATCGACATGACAGGTCGCGCGGTCTTGGGATCTGTAATTGATCCTCCCTACGTGCCATTCGCTAGCGTGCATTTTATAGATTTCACAACTCAGCACGGGCCAACGATGGGAAGATATAGCATGGTCCCTAGATTTGAAATCTATCTTTTTGTCGGTGCTCCCACATTACCTGAGCGTATGAGAGCAGCAATAAATTTGTCTAGCGATGTTATCGAAAATTTAACAGCCAACCGATTTCTTGGGCTAGATTCTGGCACGATAGACGATATACTCTGCGAGTTTACCGCCGTTGATGGTGATAAATATGGCTTGGAAGGCGTCGGAATAGGCTATATTGAGGTAACAACACCTTTTCAAAGTTCTACGGGAATATAATGGGCTGGTTTAACAAAAAATACAAAAGAAGACAGATAATCGGCGTCGCTGTTTTTGGCGGTAGTGGAAGCGCTACCTCAATCGACATTGAAACAGAAATTCCAAAAGACTGGGATACGTTTTGGGAAAATATACGATCTGATTTTAAAGATGTTGTTTTAACTGATCCAGATGGAAATGTATTATCATATCAGCGAAAGGCGGGCGCTAATTACGCCGATAGAATTTTAACTTTGCAGGTTGATAATTATAGTAGCTCTAACGACGATTCATTAAATGCTATTTATTTGTATTATCAGAATCCTGATGAATCAGTTGATAGAACAACCTCTATAACTGTTTCCAGTGTTAAAACCGGTCACATATTACTCGAGAAACCATTTGGGCGCATTGTCCCAGGTGGCATAGGATCAAGCGCAAGCGATCAACCGCTCGTCTCATTTACGAAAGGCACGGGCAGCGAAATAGATGTTTTCTTCATTACTGATCAATTTTTTGGGAATCGAATAGATACATTTAACGATAGATTAAATTTTGAAGAAATGGATTTCGCAACAGCTACGGCATTTCTGAAAACTGGTGCAGTAAGCACGCAGTTAATTCCTGACAATACATATATGAGATTTGGAAATGGTTTTGTCCGTGCTCGTTGGAAATCAGGAAACAATGAGAGTGATTATGCTATCGTAATTAAATTTGTATCAAACAAAAAGCAAACCATCGAAACTCGCGCCGTAATGCGCGTTAAAAATTTATTACCTAGTTAGGAGGACAAAGTTATGACAATGTATGGATTTAACGCGTTTCTAAGAATAGATCGCGAGTCGACTTATGGAGGATCAACAGCGGGATCACCAATTGATCACAGAATTAATTCATCATCTTTGCAAATGGACCAAGAAAAGAACCGGAAAACAAATCTTTCAGTTCCTGCGAGTGGGATGCTTGCTGGCGTTTATGATGGATTTTTAACCGGCGCCGGCACAATAGATATTCCTTTACAATATGATAATACAGGATTGATGATTTTTATGGCTCTTGGGAGTGCAGCGACAGCGGCGGCAGGTTCTGATCATAAACACACCTATACTCCTGTTTTCAATCTCCCTAGCTGCAATATAAAATTTCAACGTGGATCAAATCTTACAAACTCAATGGAAGAGTTCAAAGGCTGCATGGTTTCTTCAATGTCAATCTCATGCGAGGCTGGCGGCGAAATGTCAGGATCATTTGATTTGATTGCACAAAACGCCGCTACACGTAGTGGAAACATTACAAGTAATTTTCTAGCTGGTGATTCTATTTTGCATTTTGAGTCTGGTGATCTTGTTCTTGGCGGTACATTGGTACCGTCATCAATGACCCTCAGATCTTTTGATTTGACTCTTGATAATAAATTAGAGAGAAAAAATGTACTTGGAAGTAAGACCACCGCAGAGCCTGTAATTAGTGACGTTCGCGAGGTTACCATGTCAGTCACTGCCGATCTTGACGATAACAGTATTTATGATTCCATGCTTACTGGAAAATCAGGAGACGTTTCAATTCAATTTACGCGCACGGCCGACACTAGTCATCATTTTAAAATACACTTAGATAATGCAATTATTGAGGGTTATTCTGATGCCGTTTCAGCTTTTGGACGTGTTGAAAGAACATTTACAATTAGAGGATTGGCTGGAACTTCTGACGATGGCCTAAAAATCGAGATCCAAAATGGAAATACCTCACCAATTGCATAAATTAAAAAAAGGACGTACTTACAAATTACGCTATGTTGATGAAAATAATTATTTTTATGGTTTTTTTGTTTGTATTGATCGCGGGTTTCTATGTTTTAATCATGCTGGCCAGATCATAGCATGCAGGCCCGAAAGCATTGAAATAATAATGTGATTGTCATTATGCGCCCAGGCTGATAGGTTGTAATAACAACTAACAGCGGGGCGTATTATGTTAAAGGATTTTCTTAAAGCGGCAGAACAACAGTCAACTTTTCAAGTTAATATATTTAATGATCAGATCTTTCTCACAGGCCGTCTTTTGTCACCCTCCGAAGCTGAGGCGGCTTCCCTCAACAGTACACTCCTGATCTCGCAGGTCACCCAATCGGAGGGACGCGGATTGGGTGACTTGCGTGATCTTTCTAAAGATTTAAATGTAGATGATCCATCAGAAGAAGCGATCGATCGAGCGTATAACTTTTTGAAAAAGTTAAAACCACATCAACTCACACAAATCGCAGAACAACAAAATAAAATCATTTGTCAGGTAGTCAAAAAAGCATCGATGGACGGCGGATCAACTTGGGAACGTATCCAAGTAGTAATGAATCAAGAGGAGCAGAGCGCCGATCACAATCGTTTATGGGTCGGCATGCTATCTTCTAGCGATAGAACAAAGATTCTCAATAAAGCGATGGCCGGCCATAAGGAGGCTGTCGAAAGACTTAACACGTTTCGCGGATGACCCTGACTATATATACATACTTGATATAATAGCAAGAACATACGGAACTCTCCCAAGCGAAGTCAGCAAATTATCATGGGCTGATCTTATGCTCAATTTGAAATGTGTAAAATCAAGATCGATCAGAATGCAAAGGGTACTAAAATCACAAAAGAAAAAAGGCGGGCTTCAGCCTACCATGAATCTATATGATTTTATTGATTTGATTTGATTACAGGCAAAAAATTACAGTAGTAGTTTGATCAGGATCGTGCTATCCTGATAGCGGGGGCGCATTATGCCAAATGATACAGTTGTCCAATATATTCTAAATGTTGATAGCAAAACTGCAGAGAAAGGATTGGACAGAACAGCAAAAGAAGCCAAGGAAACTAGCGAACAATTTGATCATCTCGGTCAATCATCGATCAGGGCATCCAATTCCCTACGCCAGACAGGAAAGCAAGCGAATAACACAACAAGAAATGTAAGAGCATTACGCCGCGCCGGTCGTGATCTTGACGGCGCATTGATGGATCTTGGACAAGGGATTTCCTTAGTTAATCCAGCGATGGGAAATCTTGTTATGAATCTATCGGATGCGGCTTCGATTGCTGAGGGTTTTGGGCGGATTGGGACATTGTTAGTGAATCCTATGTTTCTCGGAATGGCTGGTATTGTTGCCACATTGGGCGCGGCTTTTGTTGCTTTTAATGCAGAACAAGAAGAAGCCAAGGCCGAGGCGGAAGCATTTGCCAAGCAGGTCGAGGAAACAAATAAACAACTCGCAGAGCAAGAGAAAAAAATCAATTCCGTCAATGAAGCGATCGGCGGCTATGTAACAAACATCAATAATGCGGCGCTTGATCTGGCTGTTCTTCAGGGAGTTGTGACAGAGTTTGAAGCGGCTCAAGATCGCGCTACGATGCAAGTCGAATCGTTCCGCCAGGCGCAACAGCAAAAAATCAGCGGTGGGATCGAAGAAGCTTTGAAAACTCAGCAAGCTTTAAATGAAGTCATTGAAAAAACAAACAGCATTATTGAGGAAGAAACCAGAGCGATCGCTGGCATTAATGTAGTTGAATCTGAAAGGGGAAAAGAAGCTCAAAAAATATTAGCTACAAAAGAGGCTGAACTTGCAGAAGTTAACAAAACGCTGGAGGCATTGAAAACAGAAGAAGAACTTCTTGAAGCAAGATCGCAACAACTAGAAAAAACTTTACAAACAACAATTCAGCTTCAACAGCAAAACAAACAACAATCACAAGAAAAAAAGAAACAACAAGAAGATGAAAAAGAACGCCAAAAAGAAATCAATGAGACAAATAAAAGATTAGGAGAAATCCAGGCGGCAAGAAATCAATTACTTTTGATTGGTAAGAAAACCAGCGAGGCAACATTAACTGAAGAAGAAAAGATCAAAAACCAATTTAAAGAGCAAATTGCGCTCGTTAATCAATTAGCTATTACATCCGAAGATCTAGCGCTTGGCAATGAGATTGCGCTAGCTCTGGAAAATGAAAAAATACGCTTGCTTGGACTAGTAAACGACAAAGAAGAAGAGCGCGTTGATATATTAAAAGATCAGGCGCGAGAGGCTCAGAATGTATTTGACATTTTAAACAGTTCTATTCAGGCGCTACAATCACCGGAGGCTTTTGTTGGGGGCTTAGGTGGCATATTGGGCGGAGTGGCTGAGGTTGGCGGATTTGCTGGGCTAGGCGCGGCGGCTCCTGCTGTAAGCGCGGCAGGAACTGCCTTAAGCGGGATAGCTGGTCTGGGTGGATCTGTACAGGCTGAAATTGATCGCTCTATTTCTGAAGCGAGATCGCAAGCAGAAGATCAAGCAAGATTTGATCGAGATTTGGCACGCGGTATTGTTCCCGATCTTGTACTTGATGAAAATCAAGCTGAAAAAGTTGTGCTTGGAAATATGCAAAAAGCATTTGATCAGTTTCTCACTGATCTTGAAAGAGGGCTTGAGCTACTTCCTGATATCCTGGTGAAAGTCTTACCTGAATTTACAGCCTCGCTTGTAAAAGTGATCCAGGTTGACATGGTACGCTTGCTGGCTGTCGATTTACCACTAGCAATAGTTCAAGGATTTATACTTGCTATTCCAGCATTAATAAACGAACTAGGATTTTTATTTGCTGACGTCGTAAACAGTATTAAATTTTTCTTTGATGAGTTGCGGGCATTTTTACAAGGCGATTTCCAGCGTCGGACCAAAGAAGAACGCAAAGAAGATCGAAAGACATTTCTTGAGGATACGTTTCCAGGTATTCAGGCGGCTATTCAGTCTGTCAGACAATTTGCAGGTGGCGGGCGTTTTGTACCTTACGCGGCAGGAGGGATGAGATTTACAGGATCATCTCGCGAAGGCTTGGCAATGTTACATCAAAATGAGTTTGTAGTTCCTGCAAGCGGCCAACGCCCGCAAACAGTAGATAGAACTATGTCTTCTATGGGAGGCGGCGTGAATATAACTGTCAATGGAACAGTTGTAGAACAAAACGCGATTGATGCGCTAGTGCGCAAGATCGAAGAACGTTTTAATTCTAATTATGGAATAGCTAGCTCAAATCTATTTGGAGGTCGATAATGGCGGCTCGATTTTATTATTATCCGGAGCCAAACGGATCTCATTTAGTGACAATTGACTTAGATGAAGAACTGGGCGAATTATTTAGTGATTATTTTGTAAGCGCTGTTGATGGTATCTCAACGACAGGACACCGACAAAGAACAGTCGGCAGAATGGGGGAGATAGTTAATATACAGCGAGATCGATTAAAAGGCGGCGAAGATCTTGCTTATCAATTTACGGCCCTTCAGAACCATCTCGATCGCGGCTTCTCGTGTGCTTTTACTGCTGATCATACCAAAGCATGGGCGGCGCCTATACGAGCGGGAACGTTGCCAACAGGAACAACAACGATCAAGGTTTTCAGTAATCCATTTAATAACATAGTTGATCCAAATCTGACCGGCGTTAAACCGTCAGCAAATGATTATATCGTTATTGAGACACGCCCGCCCGCAATGATTACAGAACAGCACGAATTAAAAGTTGTATCTAATTTGTCAAACATTACGGGCGGGGAATTGACAATTGAAAAAGTTTTAAACTTTAATTATGAAATGCCCGCATTCGCCCGTTATTATCGTTTTTGGCCCGTTCTAAAGCGTCCTCAGCGTGATATAGGGAGAAACATCATAACAAATGAAAACGGGCGGCTTTTCAGCCTCGATATAACTCTAGAGCCTGACTACGGGACATTATTTTCATTTCATCCAGATAATTACGATGGAATTACCGACATAGGAACAAGTCTAGGAAAACTCGAAACCTCAGAAGTTCCAAGCGGATTTAGTGGGCGCGGCCTTGATAGTCTTGCGGAAAGATATAGAGATCAAAGAAAAGAAGTAGCTGTGTTATTTGGTGGCCCCATTCATGCTTATGCTAAACGAGATTAATCGATGACGTGGAATTCTCAATTTATCAATAGCCTTGAGGGACCGTCAAAAACTGTCGAATACGCGCTCTTATTTCTACCGGGTGGATTGAATACAGTAAATTTCAGCGGCTCAATCATTAACAATGATTCAATGAATAAAGTTTTTCTCAGCGCCGCAAATGTTACGATTGATAATGTACAGATCACGCCTTCACGATGGTCTGTCAACTTTGGCGGATTTTCTATTGAAATACTAGGCGATTTAAGACCATTAAAAACAAGCGATTTTCAGCGCGGTGCTATCGCTGAATTACACATGAGACGAAATGGGGAACACGTTGAAAGGGTAGCAATTGGGCAACTGCGATCCGTTTCCGGCGGGCGCGGAGTATGGCGGCTAGATTTCGGCGATATACTAAGCGCTATGGTAAGTAGATTTTCAGATGACAAAAATCAAATGACATACTATTACAGCGTAGGCACGCGAACAAACGTAACAACCAATTGGGATTTTTCAATTGATCCTAATTTGTATGTTGATGACGTAACGATTTTCCAGCGTGAAACCGGAAAAAATGGAATGATTATGGTCAATAGAGCGGGGACTATTGGCTATTTAACGTATGATTTAACGATAATTACATCTAGCCCGGCCGGTTATCTTCGAATTGTTGATACTGATCCATATCCAGATAGAAATAACTTGACGACGTTACAAGCAGGAGATCAGGTGACTCATAGAGCGCTGATCATAGATCGGCCTGATCATATATTTGCCAAAACAATTATGAGCACGGGCGACGGATCCCAGGGCATCTTTGACAAATACCCAGAAGCTTGGGGATCAGGATTTAAATTTGCAAATAATATGATCGATGCTTTAAATATGGAAAGGTGGCGTGATGTATGGCAAACACCGTCAGGGGATTATGAGTTTCAAATTGTAGTAGAAAACGGCGAGTCTAGTGGTATACGCTATCTGTTAGAAAGATTTTTAAATGTAGGAATGTGGCCAGTATTTCGACAAAACGCATTATCATGGCGAGTATGCCAAAATCCAAACACAGCAAATTTCCAAACTTTGACATTAGAGATTACTGACAATGACATAATACAAATAAACAGTCATGAAATATTTAGCCAATCATTATCTTCAGCGTTTACAAAAACGACGATCAGGTGTACAGATACCAGTCACAATGATTTAAGCTCAAGCGCAGAACAAGAAAAAGTCAGATCTTTGCCGGTGGATGACGAAATAATTAGGGATATGAGACTTGCATATAAGATCGATAATCCTAGTCAAATTACAAAAGCGGCCTCCGATATATTTCGCATTAAACATTGGGATTTTTACCCGTGGGAAGATCTTGTCATAACCGTTCGCGAGAGATTTGCGACATTGGTAGCCGGGGATATAGTTCAGATAACCTCGGGCGATTTATATGGATACGCAGAAGCAGAGGGAAAAACATATCAGAGTCGACGGGGCATGATCCTTGGCGTAAGATGGCAACCAAACGACTCACGGTGTATATTGAGGATAGGCATTGTCACTAGCTAGGATTTTTAATGCGTGTATACACTGAAAACGGCGAGCGCCCTGAAATACTTGATCGCGTTGAGGCGCTGGGATTTGTTGTATTTAAAAGTCAAGATTATGATCTTAATATTATAGGCGAACGCAATCCAGAAGGAGAGGCCGATCAATTTGATGATTGGCTACACGTTATTTTTTTAGAGCGCGGGATCTGGCAGTGGTACGCATACAAATGCACGACCGACGCGGGCATGTATTATTTAAAAAATTATAATCGGCCCTCTGGTACAGCTATTCTTTGTCATCCTCAACAAATGCGCGGTGTTTACAAACTAGATAAACACGGCGGCAAATATGACGCATTATGCCAGAGAAACGGCCCTGTTAAGGTTTGGCGCGATCGAAATAAAGATCATATACATGATATGATGGGAGAGCCTGAAGAGGGCTATTTTGGAATAAATATACATCGATCCAATCTTAGCCCTGAAGGCGCTCAGAAAGTTGGAAAATATAGCGCCGGTTGTACAGTGATCCAACGCCCTGACGAATTCGACGAATTTCTTGGACTATGCAAAAAGCAAATTAAGCAAACTGGATTTGATAGTTTTACATATACATTAATCTTGGGGAAATAAAATGGAAGCGGCGGTGATGGATTTGATGATGAACGGCGGCGCTAATGTTGCTTTTGCTGGATTTTTATTATATCAATTTTATCATCAGCAAAAAAAACTCGATGAAAGAGATAATAGATTTGTAGAGCGTGAGGATAGTCTACGCGCCAGATATGATGCAGTTGTTCAACTTTATATTGATAAGGAGGACAAAATGCGCGAAAGTGTTGTCGCTGAAATCCAAGGGATCGACAACCAATTAAACAACCTAGCCGCGAGCGTTGACGATATAAAAACCAAAGTTCAGGTATTGTCTGAGCAAGTTCAAGAACTTAAGATGAGAGAGATCGCGAGGCAGCAAATTGCACCCAATGGGCATTCGTGATATATTAAGTAGGAAGGATTAGTCACCTTCAAATCTTCGTTGTTTAGGGGCGATCCAAGAGGTCGCCTCTTTTCTTTTCTTTTTTTTGTTATTATACGCATAAACTGTTATATACTGTATACAGGCAATCAAGCCAGATAACAACGGAGAAACAAATGACTAAGAAAAACACTGTTTTCAAAACGCTTAGTTCGCTAAATGTCAATGAGCATACAGCAAAGAAAGGGCGTTTAACCTATCTATCCTGGGCGAATGCTTGGGGAGAGCTTATGAAACTATATCCTGATAGCTCGTTTCGTGTATTTGAGAATGAGAAAGGCTTCCCATATTTCGCTGATGAAACTGGAGTAATGACAAAAGTTAGCGTAACAGTTGAGGGGATAGAGAGGATTTGTTGGTTGCCAGTGATGGACAACCGCAACAATGCAAAAAAGATCGCTCAAACAACAATGAGAGATATAAACGATACAATCATGCGATGTCTAGCTAAAGCGATCGCGCTGCACGGACTAGGATTATATATATATAAGGGTGAAGACCTGCCTGATAACGTTACAGAACTTCAACAACCAGAAAAGAAAAATCCTACTGAGCCAACACTTAAATCAAAAGCAAAAACTAAAGTAAAAGCAAAGCCAGAATTTGATCCTGATAAACATCAACAAGTTTTTGATTGGTTTATGAACTACAAATCAATACCATCAGCAAAAGAAGAAGGCATTCCACAAATAAGAAATAAGTTTTCTATCTCAAAAAATATGGAAACTGATTTAATTAATGCTCTGCGTGTACGTATACAATCAACAACTAAGATCCCATTCTAGGAGGAAACAATGAATAACGAAATATATAGAGATACGGCGCTCGCACTATTCTTTTTCATCATTGGTTTATATGCCCCTCTAGCTATTATCTGGAGGCTATATGTATAGAGTATATCTAGTTTTTGATTGTGGAATGAAGCGAATAAGAACAACAAAGACCAGGAGGGCCGC